TCTTTTCTCATATCTTCAACGCTTCTATTATCTTTGTAGTATGGAGCTATGCAGCCCTGCTTTTTACCTTTATTTATCCATACAACAAAACATTCAGACATTCGCTTTAGCGTTACAATCTCAAAATGATTCAGATTTAAGCCAGTGGCAGCCTTGAATCCTGATATTTCAGCAAAGGTTAAAGCCCTAATAGTTTCAGTAGTCATGGCAAAGCCTAGGTCATGAAAAGCACCAATCAAAGCCTTGTGGTCGCATTCAGGCATATTAGCAAACTGTGAGCCAGCACCTAACGCCTTTAGCCTCGTTTGTTCAGACTTCTCGGGCGTAGAATGTAGCCAGCCCAAATGACTGGCATATAATTCTAACTGGTTTTGGCGTTCACTAAAAAACGGCTTGAGTCATTAACGGCAGCTAGAACCTGATTAGCCACCCAATCAAAGCGGTAATACATTTCAACCGCCTTATCATAGCTAAACTCAATCTCTTCGCCGTCAGCAGCTAAACCAGACCAGCCAAGCGTGATTTTGGCCACAATCTCAGCGCCAATCATGCAAGCATCCTCTGCCGACTGGTCTTTCTTAGCGTTGCGAGCACTAGAGAGCATAGAGTTTTTATAGGCCATGCTATCAGCGCCTTGCACACGTATTTTAATGCCGGTACTTTCGCCTGTTTCACGATGAAGAATATCAACCTCGACACCCTTCTCCGCAAAAGCTCGGCTATCTAACTGAGCTAAATCAAACATTAATTAAACCTCAATAATTTTATTATCAAGCTCAACTGTGGCGGCTGCACTGACAATCTGATTAGCCGATCCAACATTGGTTGTATAGCTGTAAATCTGACCGGTGAAATACTGAATTGTGCCATCCTGCAGCGTAACTTTGTGAGAGTGAACAACATCAATCCCAGCGCCATCAACACCAGCAATTAAGATAGCCTGCCCAGCGTCGGAAGGGTCGCGGCCAAGCTGCAATGACATGGCGCCATCATTCACCGTGCCTTTACGCTTAACTGTGCGGCGTGCTGCTAATGGGTTGTGAGATACAACCTCAAAACTAGCGCCATACTCACCCATATCGGTAACTTCTGCCACATCGGTAAAAGTAAGCGCTGCAAATCCAGCTTGATCGTATGTTGCTGGCTCACCTGCTGAAATAGCGTAAGTCGTGCCAGAGCTTGTAAATACATTACTCATCTTTTTTATTCCTATATAGAATTAATTGCTTTAATTAGTGCCTGTTCTGCCTCAGCAATGGATACTCTAACCATCCCTGCCGGTGCTTGTGTTGACCATCCTTCATATTCTAAACGGCGAATATAAGGGAGGTTATTTGTTAAGTAGAATGTCTGGCCAGTCTCTAATTTGCTAGCTCCTGCATTTAATCTTTTAACGCTCTTAGAGCCTGATTTATCGGCTGTCTTGTTCTGTTTTTGAGATGGAACCCCAATACTCGGGAACCAGTTGTTTCTAGCCCTGCCGCCCGTATAGCCTGGAGGGGCATCTTTATACGCCAAGTAATCAACATAGCCCTTGGTAGGGTGGTTGTATAACCATAGGTTTGGATTACCTACCGGTGTTTTTAGTATGATATTGGTACTAACCTGTATGCAAAAGCCACGAGCTATCTTCTCTAGGTCTTCTCCCGTCTTATCAGCCCATTGCCTTATTAATTGGCCAAATTTATCAGCGCTAACAATAGTCATCTAATTACCTATAAATGCACGGTAATTAATAGATACAGGAACTTTTACATAGGCCTCGGAGTACAATGGAGGGGCCTTGCTTGCATTCTCAATCAATACAGTTACACCCCCATAGCTTACTAGCTGGCCGCGTTTAAATTCAGATAGCAGGCTATCAATCTCTGTATTAAGCTCTCCGGCTGGCTCTCCAGACTTTCCACACACCATAACCTGATATATTCCAGCATGGTTATTACTGCCAGTGTTTTCGATTCCAAAAACAGAAGTTTCAGCAGGTAACAAATTCTGCCTGAAGTGAATGCCTGTCAAGCTAGGTTCAGTTCCATCATTGTAAAAATCCCACTCAACCGGAATAGTCTTGCCAGTCGCGTAGGTGTTTAACTTTTGATTTAGCGCCTGCTCTATTTGCCTAGCCATTATTATTTCCTAAGCTGCACGTAATAGATAACTTCATCACCAGCCAAGCCTATAGCCTCGGAGTTCATCACCTTATAGGTTGCGCTATTTAAAACACACTCCCAGCCAGCAACAGGTTTAACGCTAGTCTTTTCGCATACAAGCTTAATATCAGAGCTTAAAATAGTATCGCTTACTTCGCCTTGCATAAACTTTGAAGGGTAGGCATTGGCCGTGATCTGCTGAGGAGTTGCGTCTGTCTCAACCTGCAAGACTGGATCATAAGTGCCGCCAGCTTCATAATTAAAAGTAACAGGTTGGCCAAACTCTAAAAGCATGTCGCTAGCAGTTTTAGCCATGTCAGCATAGAAGGTCATAGGCGAGTTACCGCGAAGTTAGAAAATCCACCTTGAAAGGCTAATAAGGGCCCTAGATAGGCGTTTATTTTCGGATCGTAACTCTTAGAGCTTGCACCGTCCTGATACTCAATCTCAATAACATCGACTTTCTTTCGCTTTACTGCTGGCTCAGTCGTCCCCATTGGGTTTACCCCTGAGTCGATAGATAATGATGTTATAATCTGAGCGGTTTTAAGGTCTTGCGGTATCTCGTCACTAGCAATGGGGCGACCATTAGCTACAACACCAGTTCGCGGCCATTGTCTAGGCTGAGTGGTAGAGGTCTTAGAGCCCTGATAGCTTCTAGTCTCGATAGTGTCCATTGACAAAAGCAGAAGATGGTCAGCAGAACAAACTAGAGTAATACCTCTATCGGTTGCGTAAGTGGTTAATTCAGCCTCACTAACATAGCTGTTAGCTGCTGGATTTAAACCTGTGCCATCCTCTACCACAATTGCCATTTTAGAAACTCTCAGTTATTTATATTGTGAATATACCACACTCATAAGGATTATGAACTATAGGTAATTATTATCAACAATAATGGTGGGTATTCTAATGCTCACACGTCCCGTGCCTGTTTCAGTCTTAGCCGTAAACCAAGCATCTGTCTCTTCTGGAATTGAGGTAAATTTAAAATCAATTTCCGTAGTCGTCTGATATACGCTAACCACATTAGTGTTAATTGGAGGTAGCAGCCCTAGTGGGTTTCTAACATTCCAGAAAAAGTCGTTATCTCGGTTCTTAGGCGAACTAAAATACCCACTTAGACCGAATGCCGTGTGACCTCTTGGCACTGTATATAGGGCCATTGATCTGGTCTGTGTCTTCTGCTCATACATCATGACAGTTGTTGATTGAGATGGCACTCCAGAAGAATGAGACAGTGCGTTAGATACATAAATATCGCCTAGAGTCTGGTTGACGCCAGCCGTGAACGCTTGATTAACCCTAAGCCCAAGCCCTATTAATACCGGGGTTTGCCCATTGAGCTGGTAAACATCCTGCTGCTCGTCGTAATTAGCATCTATCCAGCGAATAAATACAAATCCAGTATCACTAGCATTACTACTTGTTAAATACAGATTGCTAGGCGTATCGTTGAACGTATATTGACCATTTAAAGGCCATATAAACTCTTCGGTCGTTCCAATGTCTGGAGCATAGCTGTGAATGTATTGAATTCGATGACCTGGAATTAAGCCTTTTGAGATTTTTAATATAAAATCCTCTGTAGATTTTAATTGCGTCTCCACCTTCATTCTTCGCTCATCAATAACCTCGCTGGTCATTAAGTCGCTAGGGCCAAAATCTTGTATGTTGTACGGGCAGTTATCAGCCATTATTCAGCTCTCATTATGTGTTTAAATTCGCCATCATAGTTAAACTTAGATATTGGCCGCTTTCTTATACTATCGTAAACCCAGTTATTTTTAACCAATGCTGCGTGCGCTATTGCTTGCCCTCTGTCGATGTACCAAACATCACCACCAATGACCTTCTGAAGAGTAAAGGCAAAATCTTCACAGTCACCAAAAAAAGGACGGTCGATATAGTTATAAACTCGATACTCGTTAGCAATATCTTTCTCATAATGAAAGTTCCACAACGCAAGCCTGTGCGCCTCTGCATCTGGATTAGAGACACAGGACGCACACAAGGCAAGGCTAAATATCAGTATCAGGCGCATTGAGTTTTAAGCACTCTTTAGCTTCTGTTAGTGATAGTGCAAGCAAGTGATGCTTACAAGTCGTCACGTAGCGAATAAGCCAGCCAGTAACGCCCTTATAAGTCACTAGCTGGCCCTTGTGATTAGCTCGCAACTCGCAAGCGTTACCATCCTCACAAGATACTATCGAGTGTGTTTTGGGTTCTTCGTATTCTTCTATCATGCTACGTTTAGAACCTCTTTGAGTGATATTGATTTAATACCTACAGTCCTAGGCCCATCGGGCGACTGAGCGCCAAAACCAAAATCAGTTCCATTTTGAAGCTCATTAACAACATTTATCCCTGATACTGGTGAAATAAATGGCCTAGTTGCGCCGAATTTAACTCTAAGAGAATCAATGCCGGAAATATACTGAGAATCAATAGTTGCCCTGTAGTTTAAACCATTAGTCACTGATTGCTGTACGTAATCTTGAGAGACTGATGCAGGAAAAGTATACTCATGAAGATTGTTAACAATACCGTTATACGTTGCCGCATTCGCAACCACCCAGTCAGCTGGATTGAATGGCTGAGATAGCAACTCCTGCCCCAACCACTCACCTGTAACTTGCTGCTGGAATAACCCCCAATCGTCAGCGTTACCGCTTATTACTGTGCCGTAACCGTCTGCGCGTCGGATTGATATTGTGATGTCGCTTTGACTCTCCGAGAATTCCCTCAATATAAACGCAGTACTAGTCGCAGTTATGACAAAAGGTACTCCGTCCTGAAGAGGAAGCCAGCCTGCGCCTGCATATCGCAAATCCTCGCCGGAGGTCAATCCAGATACAGTCACAAGGTAATCCACACCCACGATAGTGGTGGCAACAACCTCTTCAGTACCAACCGCTACAGCGTCAACGCCATTCCACAGCTCCCCACCCAACACAGTCGCCCTATTCCGCAATATGTCGCTATTATCATCTAGCGGGTAGTCGCGTATTAGTGTGCCGTTGTCCCAGATTTTTAGGTTTGCTAGGATGCCTGGTAAAATAAAAACTCCAGCCTGCCTAGTGTATAGCATATTAAATATATATGATGCGCTTGATGCCCCGCCTCCACGACTTACCCCGTCAATAAATATCTCAACAACACCATCAATCTTAGTTATTTTTACGCTGTGAACCTCCAGAGGCTGAAGATAATCACCATTAGAAAAAACAGTTGATCCGCTATTGTCTCTTACTGAGATATCATTGTTGGTGATAAATATACAGTTTTGAGTACCACCATTATTACCCAGTATCATATAGGCGTTATCATCGTTATCCGATAGTACATCAAACTCAATCACAAAATCCCCAGCAAGCGTAACTTCTGGGATAGTCGCGTAGTCTGTTGTGCCTTCGTTGCGGCGGAAGTAGCGCTCGAATAGCTCAGGTACGAAGTTTTTACGCTTCTTTCTGTCCGCCTGCTTCTTGTACATCTGATACTGAAGGCTTTGCGCTTCTGCGTACTTTGGGCTGTTTAGTGTTATTTCCATTTTTAGCAGCCTCATTGCGCTTGTTGTTAATTCGCATTAGTGTAGCAAAATCGACTTCTTGACCAGGAATCAAGCCGTCATTATTTAGTTTTTCTGACATTGTTATCCACCTATAAATAAGCCCTTTTTGATACTATCGCCAAGGGCCTGAACTAGCTATTTAAGCCTAGTTAGTTACCAAGAAAGCCATTGGGATAAGCTTACGATCAATAATGCGATCCCAAGAGGTCGCCAGCTTAAGCTCA